AGCCGCTAATTTAGCGGAAAACTCCGTGTCATTTGTTATATTTTCCATTAATCGCTTTGTCGATTCGAGCGATGAATTAAAATCATCCTGCAATTCTTTAGCAGCTTTATTTGCCTGTGTGAATTTCACTATGCCTACAACAACAGCCGCAAGGGCTGCAATGATAGCAACCAGCGGGAAGGCATACATGGCAGCATTTAAAGCCCATTGCGCCGCCGTGGCAGCACCCTTGGCAATAACACACTTCCCTGTTACAGCAGATTCTATGGCAGTGTTGGCAGCCTGTATCTTCGTTGCTGCGTAATTCTTTACCTTTGCAATAGTCTCGTTATTCGTTAGAGCAGTTGAAATCACCACACGAGCCGCAGAATCTTTGTTAAGTGCTATTGCTACCTGATTAACGCCGTTAAGTATAGACATTGCAGCCTGAACCTTGAAAAATGCTTTTTGCAGTTCCTCGCTTTCACCCCCCAACAGGGCAGCAGCGGATGTAGCTACCGTAAATCCACCCGCTAAACCCTGACCAACTGACATAGCAGCGTCAAGGTTTTTTGTATCTGATGCGAGGATTCTTACCCTCTGCTGAGTGTCACCCATTTGGTCTTCCAACCTTGCCGCTTCCACGGCTAATTTGACGAATGCTGCATCGGCAGGAGAAACGCCCGAAGCTTCCATCTTCGCCAACTCATCTTTTAAAAGCCTGATTTGTGTCGTTAGCTTCGGCGTCGAAACTGCTCCTTGTGCGACCGTGTCATTTACATTTTTAAGCGCAGCATTATACTGCTCCATTGATGTTTTGACTTTCTTTTGTTCGCTTTCAAGTGTGCGCTGATATTCCGTGTGTTTCTTTTGCAACTTATCAATAGCGGCAATCTGAGCCTCACGCCCTTTTACATTCGTCTGAATAGCCGCTACCTGCTTTTGATATTCAGCCTGCGTTTTGAGCATCTCAGCCCTGATATCCCTCTCCTGGTCTTCGAGGTTCTGCAAATCCTGATTAAGTTTATCAATGTCAGATTCCCCCGTCAGCCGTATTCTTATGTTTTGCTCAGACATATCACATTATTTTTTAAGTTTCTTTTGACGTGCATTTTCACGCTCTATACTATCTACCGCCCTGTCAAGTTTCAAAAAGAAATCATACAGGGATAGCCCTTTTAAATTTTCACGCCGCCCACCTGAAGCGAGATTCTCCCATATCTCAAAACCATCTACTGACTGCTGGAGCTCAGCATACGGATATACTCCGAATGTATCTCGTTTAACTTTTCGTTCAGAATCGAAAACGAATCTAAATCGGTGTCGACATTGCGACAGTAGGGCAGTAATTCCATGAGCGGCTGTTGTAAAAAAAAATCAGCAACCCCGCCGCTCTTCTTCCAGTGTTGGATTTTCTTTTCAGCATAGGCGGCATCATAGCTTTCCGGGTTCTCTTTCTTATCGAAAAAAGCCACGCTTGCAACCTTGTACATCAAATCAGTTTCGGTGTTCAAAGATAATCGCTGCTGCATCTGTTCATTCAGACGTTTAATTTTGAAAATATCAATCTCCTGAGCCTTTAAAACATCCTCAACGGCTTTCGTGTGCTTCAAAAGGTATTCACGGGAACATCGCATATCAAGTTCATTATAAATTGCAAGTGCCATCAGCCCCCTTTTATATGGCAGGTTGTTAAGGTCAGCGAAGCCATAATAGTCCACACCACCCGCTGCGAATTTCCATTCAATCACGTATTCCGAAGTCGGGAAAACGTTACGAGATTTTTTAATCTTTTCAATCAGCTTTTTTATCATATATTTCTTTTAATTTTTGTTCCAGTTCCGAATCCCAGCCATCGGCAACGGTCTGCCCGGACATTCTTATTTTCCATTTTTTGCGGGATGGCGTTATCATTAGCTCATACGCTTCACGGCGATAATACTTTTTCAGCACGCCACCGCAATGGCATCCGTGATGATAAATAAATCCATATTTTTCGAGCGTTTCATTCATCGCCAATATATTTATCAATTATTGAATTAAGTCCAATCACTGCAATAATAACGGGTATCATCGAAAGCGAAATACCCCAAATGATAGCGTGCAATATAACCCCGTACAACCCCCCCATGCATGTAAGACATTCAAACAATGGTGACCGCATCACAGCGGGCAGGGAACGACGGAAAAACACACCCATAAATCCGAATATCATCCCCTCACGCATCGACACATGAACGGCGGTAATAATCAGCGATAATATGATAATCTTTTCAATCATAGCACAAATATATATAACATTATTGATTTTTAAATATATCCCTGAAATTTTTATGCAAAAAATATCTGAAATTATCTAACATGTCGGCAGCCTGACCCATTTTATCACGGTTGTTCTTTACAATCGTATTATCAGCGTTAGCCTTGCAATTCAGAGCATCTTCAATGAACGGCTTGCAATTTTCGGCATCAACAATGAAAGGTTGAATTTCGAGGATTGAATTACACAACATCCGGGAATCCTTCAGCGGCGGATTTGCGCCCGATACCTGAATTTGTCCCTTTGAAAGATTCAGCGTGTTTTTTATTATTTGGTAATTGTCGAGGATGTTAACCGTTGTACGGCTTGCACCCGAAGCATCACCATTAACGACAAAGAAAGCACCCGGGTACAGCTCTAATATCTCGTTACAAAGCCTGTAAATCGTACCGTCGTTTATTTTTATCGAACGAACACCCCGAATTATATTGTCATAAAATTGCCAAACGCTGCACGTTATCGGCTCACGGTTGAAGTCAAAAGATAGATATGTAACCTGATGCGGATTCCATTCTACTTTCCCGATGTGTCGCTGCGAATTGAAAGCAAACAACCACCGACCATCCTCAGAATCGAAATCATCCCATGAACCCTCAACAAACTGTTTTCGATATCTTTCAGCCATCTTCCCCCATCCAGTTTTTTGGTCATCTGTTACAAAAGGGTTATCTGAGGGTAATGCCTCCATAAAAAGCGTATCGCTGTCAAGTGTTCCGTTTTTGAAAGGCTCGTAAAAGCGTTTTTTCAGCCATCCCTGCGATGGGTTGAATGAACCAAAAATCAACCCACGGGGCATCTTGTCAATGTACCATGAACCGGTACGCTCGATTGCTTTTTCGAACATCTTTTCTGACAACTCTTCCATTTGCTCGAGGAAAAAGCCGTTAACCTCAAGCCCAAGAAACTTGTTCAAAAACGGGTCAATCGTTATATTCTCGCCCCTGAAGAATATCTTTGAGCCATTTGCGTGCGTTACATGATAATTTGATTTATCCCTGTACCACTTCCAATCTGGGGAACCGGTTATAATCTTTTCAAAGGACGGAACTGTGGTCGTTTCGATTGACGGCATATCTTTACGGACCACACACCAACGAGAGCCGGGAAAGATTTTGCACAGTCTTGTAAGGATGAATAGGATTATGTATGTTTTACCCCCACGAATGCCACCACCATAAAACAGGAATTTGAAGTGGTTAGCCGCCTGAGCCGCTGCCATTGACAGCATAAAGAATTTGTGCTGCTTTTCATTCTGTGTCAGGTCAACGCTATATCTCGATTTCTGTTCCATCTGGCAGGATTGCTTTTGGTTGACTGTTCAGGCTTTCGTTGTTCGTTGTTACATCCGTGTAATTCTGCTGTAGCTTCTTATGCTCAGTATCGGTTGATGTTAATTTGTACAATGCCATCTGTAAAGTGGCATTGTCAGAATCAAACCATTTTTTGCGAAGTGATACCTTTATTTCGATTTTGTTTTTTTCGAGTAATTCGCTTAACTCGTTGTATTCGTTGCTTTCAATAGGAAGGTGCCGATAGAATGTTGTTTTGTTTATACCCAAATAAGCGCATACATCCTCAATGAAAATCAGCTTATATTTCGGGATGATTTCCTTTGCTTTTTTGAATAGTATGTTTTTGTCGTATGCCATTTTATTCGTCCTCCTCCTGTGTTATCTCGTCCATATACGATAGGTCCAATTCGGGGTAATTTTTCTTTATTTGTTTTGGGTCGCCCTTGTAAAATACCAATACGTTTTTCGCTCATTTTTTCACAACAAATATACACAAAATCCTTCATATCCCAATAATTAACACGATTTAACACGAAAAAGGGTGTTTTTGGCGAAAACATGTTTTATAACATATAAAATTACTTGTGTATTAAGCAACAAAGCGGTATATTTGTATCAGTTAAGAACAAACAACCATTAAGCCCTTCCGGACCACGGTCAACCGGCAAGATATGAAAAAATTCAATTATTTTTACAACGGTCAACCCATCACAAAATCAGCATTTTTAAATAATGTACCTGATAATTGGGAAAATGAAGTTAATGAATA